CTTGGTTTTCTCGCCGAACAAGCCGACAAATATGCCCCAGCTCTTCACGGGAACGTCAATAGCTGCTCCAGAGCCTGAGCTCTTGCCCACGCTCGCATCGCACCATTCACAGCAGATAAGGTCCCCTGGGCTTAACGACTCCAACGTTTTCCTTAGACTGTTTTTCACCATTCTTCTTGCTTCCTTCGATATTGTTTTTAGACGCACAAAAAAGCGTCTATGGAGATGGAAACCCGACTATGCAAACGTGAACGTCAAACGCCACTCAATAGTCAAGGGCACACTCGTGTTAATCACGAAAGCCGTGAAGTCTCCGTCTGCAGCGCTCAACCGACTAAACAGGGCTACTCCAGCACCATTGAAGCCTGTCCAACCAAAGCCCTGCAAACCTGTCTGCAAGTACAGAAACAAGCCAAGCTCCGAAACCGTTATCGCAGTCAACGTCCCAGCGTTCCAAGTCGCCGTCCAAGAAACTCGATATGTACCAGCCGAAGGCGAAGACGTAGAACCCGCTTGACTATCCGGCGCCGTAGCAACAGGCGTAGTCAAACTCGTCACCGACCCAGTGGTCACGTTGCCACCTGTTCCGAGCCGCATGTAAGTCGTTTTTGAAGTCCAATTGTACGAGAACAGGTAATACTGTGATCCAGCTTGAGTGGTTGACGCTGCAATTGCATTGATCATATGAATTAAGCCTTGGTTAACGATGTGACCTTTGCTCGCGAACCGAAGTTTGTCACCTTCGTAGACCAGAATCTCATCAGTTACTTTGATCATATCCCCGAACGTGTTTCTCCGCTTGAAGACATCCTTCAGCTTCTGAGTTGAAAGGCAAATTCTCCGCTTAAGCTCATTGTACTCCGCCATCGCCATAGGTCTTTTCGGTAATTCCATTTTTTCTTTAGCACCTCCATTACGAATTCATGATAACTGTTGATTCAATACGACTGGGGACATCATCCCCTAACCTTCCATCACCCAGAAGCGCAGCCTCAGAGCGACCGCAAGAATCATCAAGCACCCTTACATCGCCCAGAACCATTGCTTCTGAAAACACAGGCATGTCACCTATGCTGCCACGCAGATACGCGACGAAACCACCTTCCTGCCCAATGCTCCAAGTGTTTTCTCTTCCAACTTGCCCTCTCACAATTTCCTGCGGCATAGTTCACCCTCACTCATTGGTTACCGTCAACCCCTCATCCAAACCCAAAACATCTGATCCAGCGTAATTCTCGTTCATGCTCCAAACGTAAGCTTCAACGTAAAGCCAAGTCTCACCGATTTGCTTCGTGCCGCCGTGATTTAGGTATAACGATTCAACCATGCTGAACTCAAGCTGGCGACGCTCTTCAACCAGCGAAGCTTGCGGATCAGAATTGCAATGGACCTTATCCTCAAAACGGCTCAAATTGCTCCAGTCGAGAAACAGGGAATCTCCGAAAAGAGCCTGCTCCAGACTGTGCAAATACCCGTTTGCTAAGCTAATCGTTATGAACCCGAACTCTTCTTCAGGCGGCGGCTCTTCCTCTTCCCCTGTTCCCCCGCCCTGAGCATTGTTCAACCCAGAGTCCTTAGCCGACAAAGCCTCTTGAAAAGCCACCAGAGCGTCAGCCAGCTTGAAGCCTCGATTCTGGAACAGAACAGTCGTCTTAACACCTCTGGCCGAGTAGCTGAATTCAACGCTTTTCACCTCGCCATTGAACTCGTTCAGCCCGACTTCCGTGTTGGTTATCGCTGCCATGCAGTACAGGTCTATGGGCACGATGTTCTTGGTTGTCAGAGCGATCTCTTTCGTGAGAACCTTGTACTTCTGAAGAAGTCCCTGGGCTTTTGCTTGAGTAGCGGCCTGAGAGGATAAGCTTGTGTCCTTGAAGGTTTTGTCACGGCGCCAGTAGCTGCTTTCGCTGGTTGAATCGTGCGCTGTGTACTCGTAAGGTGCGCCTGAACTGGTTTTTCCCACTTGATGCACGTAGTTTACGACTTCATCGATGTCTCTGTTGCTGATGTTGAACTGGTCGCATTTGCTCTTGAACGGAATGCTGCTCTGGCTTCTCGCAAGGCTAAACGGCATGAAGTAGACAGCCTTGTTGAAATCCACGCCCCAAACGAAAACACACGCGTCAGCAAGCTCCTTAATAATCTTCGAAACCGTCACAGCGTTATACTCAGCTGAAGTCGGCAAATCATCTGGGATGCCTTCCAGAACGTTATCATACGAGAATACGCCGTCGAAGTAGGTTTTGATCAGGTCCTTGACTATGAAGCCACAGGTCTTGTTCGTGTAAACCTTGGCATATGCTTCTCGGAAGTCTAAGCGTTTAGCGTAGCCTTTCCCGCTCTCAATCTTCAGCCGTGAAGGCGGATAAGTCCTCTCTGGAGCTTCAATGTAACCCCTGAAAAGCAAGTACAGTATCGCTTCGGTCCCTGCTCTTATCTCAATCTCTGACTTGACGCTGAGCTCGTCGTATTTGTTGCCCTCGTTCTTGATCGTCAAAGACGCCTGCGGGTGACTCCCGTCACGCAAGGCAACCCTGAAATCCATGACATCGTCCGTGATGACGCGCTTATCCAGTCCAGTAACGGCGCTTACAACGGCTCTGGCTTTTCGACTCTGATTCCCGAAGACAAGTAGCGATTTGGCATAGAACTCGATTGAGCCTCCAGCATTTGCTCTGGCACTGAAAGCGCAGCGTAAGGTTCCCGAGAGGCTTTCGTCGCACCAATCACTCAACTGCCAAACTACTGAGCCGTCTGAAGCCAGCTTTACGGATAAGTCAACGTTGAGCTTTCGGGTGTTAGAAGCGTAAGCCGTGACTTCCATTTCGACAATGTACTCGGTGTTAAGGCTCCATGAAACTGCTGAAGTGTTGGTTTTAGGCGAATAATCCTGGTTGACTACAAACTGGAATTTGTTGTTCGCCGTCGTGCCATAAAGCGCGGCAACCCACATGCCATAAACCTCAGTCCCCAAGAAATGCCCGTCGCGTATGTCTGGCGATAACAGGTAAAAATAGAAGCCGAACACGGTCGGTTTGACGGCTACTCGGATTTTGAATGGCACTTTGAACTCGGCTCGGCTCATAAGGTTCAAGCCGCCCCAACCGTTAGAATCCACGGCAGCACCGAATCGGCAGCCATTCACGGTGGGTTCTATCATGCCATCGGTGAATTCTACGCTGTTGTTTTCCCGAGTGAGAAACGCGAACCACTTGCCCTTGTCAGGAGGATAACCCGCTGTGCCAATGAACGAATCCTTGAAGAGCACGTTCTTGTATTCGCCCATTACTCGAAACCTCCTACGTCGTCAACGGCGAAAAAGTAGTTTTGGGCTTGAGATTTGGTAACAGCGAACTTTATCTTGTCAATCTGTCCCCAGTCGAGAGCGCTGTAATTCTCGAATGAAGTCTTGTGGATTCGAAGCCTAAGCCACTTCTCAGCCTCAGTCAACAAAGCTGAAAAATCAAAAGTGGCATTGTGCAGGCCCTCAGAAACCGTGATGACAGCACTGCTAATCTCTGAGATGTCGCCCAAAAACGAGGCGAAGCTTAGCCAATCAAAATCCTCAAAGTCGATGCTATCTAAGGGTTCATACGTTACGTTGACTTCTTCGGAAGCTTCAGCGTTGTGGTTAACCTTTATGCAGCCTAACCCTTCAAGTGGAGTTGGCGCGTTTGTAACAGCACTGAGAACGGCATTTAGTGTGGAACTGGACCAGCTCGTGACATCGTCGCATGAATTAATCTGCTTAAAGAGACTCTCCTTTAATGACAGGCCATATCTGAGAATGTTCACGCCAACCTTGACAAGCTTAACCTCTTTAACAAAAACTACTGTCTTCAGAGCTTCAGAGTCCAGTTTTAAGCTGTTTCCAAGGCGCTTGTAACGTTGAAGCTGTCTGAAATCATCAAACCTACTGGTTCCTCGTAGTATTCCCGACAGCTCTATAGTCGAGGCAAGCTCTCCTAAATCCTGACTACTAGAGCCTCGGGCAGTCGGCAGGTCGACATCCTCAAGCCTCTTCCGATCTGAAAAGCTCAGCCCATTCACAACCCCAAGATTTAGATCACCAAGCGTCACCGTCATCTTTTCGGTCACCTCGGCACAAAGAACGTCTGAGCCTTAAGGTCAGAGCGAATAATCCTGCTCAGATGCTCATACACAGCATCAGCAAACTCTCGCGGGTCCTGAATCTGATTTAAGCTGCCTTCTGGGAAGTTGAATGTTGGCGCCAAAACCAAAGTCTGAGATGTGGCACCAGAGCTGACTTGCATCTTATTTAGTGGGATGACTGCTTCTGCTCCAGCTTCGCCGATTAAGGCTATTGTAGGCTTGGTGACTATGCCGCCCTCAGCTAAGCCGATGAGTCCTTTGATTCCAGCTATTCCGGCTCCAACGGCTGCTAAGATAACGGGCACAGCCACACCAAGCGTTACCGTACCCTGAAAAGCCATCCACGCAACAGTCGCAGCAACAACCGCAGCAATGCCAGCCATCAACGCCGAAGCAACGCCCCTCAGGTTTTCAGGAAGAGCCTTCAGCAACGCGTCACCTGCCAAAAAGCCACCAATGAAAGCGCCTACTCCGAGTGCTGCAGTCTTCGCGCTAATGCCAACATTGCTGATTCTGGTTGAAACGTTGCTTAGCATTCCAGTGACGTCAGGAAAGTTCTTCCAGACACGGCTGAAACTGTCAACCATCGTTATCGCGGAAGGAATAATCTGCATGGCGCTTTGAGCGATGGTCTCGTTAAAGTTCCCCTGAACCACGTCTGCACGCTCAGCCGCAACCGCATACCGTTCCTGAGCCACCTTCAAATCGTCTTGGGCAGCTTTGTACTTCTCCGACGCGTCCTGCTCCTTAGCCAACGCTTTTGACGCCTCATCGCTATTCATGCCAAACTTTTCAGTAGCTTGAGCTGTGGCTTCCTGCGCTTTCTCAAGGTCTTCAGCCGATTTCGCTACGCGACGCTGTGCATCTTCCACACTGTTAGCGCTAGTCTTAACCTGCAAATTAGCCCTGTCCACGCTAACCTGCATATCCGCCACGCGGTCGTACGCGTTGTACAAGCTGAAGCTCGCCGTGGCAACGTTATTCATGCCCAGCGCCAGGTCCTTGCTGCTGGTTTCCGTTCGCTTCTGCGTCTCAGAAACACGCTTACCCGCTGACTCAACATCCCTTAAGCTGCCGCTTATTCGGTCGCCAGCATCCGCTATGGTTTTGCTTGCCTCATCTGTTGCCTTCAGGAGTACGTTGATTTCGCTCATAGCGGATTACTTCACTTTTGTTTAGCCCAATCCAGCCAACACGCCAAGAAACTCTGTTGGAAAGGCGTCAGCCCAGCAATGTATTCCAACGAGTAGCCGTATTCATGGGCGATCAAGCCGATGAGCTGAGCTTCTTTGTTGGCTGCGATCCACGCAGTTGTTCCTGTCGCAAAAAAAGCGGAAACCGCTTCGTCAACCTCTCAGTAAGAATAGCTTTGATGTCGAATGGCATTGCCTCGAAGTCTTCGTAAGTGAAATTTGGGTTCGCCTTTTGCAGCATTGCGTGAACTACTCTGTAGGCCTGCTCTTCTTCGTCTTTGATTTCTCCAAGGTTTAGCGCTTTGAACTCTCTGCTGTTTAGGTAGCCGTATCGGATTTCGCCCAGATCCTTGTCCAATAACGTTTGAATCTGCTTCGCGTTTTCAGCAATTGCCTTAGGGTCGAACAGTCTCGCGTTCTTAGCATCGACTTCTTTTTGGGCTGTTTCGTGTTCTTCGAGTTTCTGCTTGAATTCCGCTACTTTTTGTTCTTCGGTTTTTTCAGTCATAGGTCATCACGTTAGTGTTCCTGGTTGTAGGTCGTCGCCTTCGCCTTCCATCGACTGCATGACGACGCCCGTTTGTTTTTGGTCTAGCTTCCAGTTTGAGAAAACCACGTTCTTCACCGTGACCTTGGGTTTTCCTGTTCCAGCGCCAGCAGGGTCAAGCTCAATGTCCACTGGGTCTCCAGTCAAAACTACCTGAGCGTAGGTGTTGTCGACGTACATGCTTTCGATAGAGACTTTGTAGCTTTGGTTTCCGTCTTCGAGGATTGCTGGTTTGTTGCTTTCCATAGCGTAGTCTTTGATCAGTTCGACGCTGATGGATACTGAGACGCCTTTCGCGTAGCCAATCGCTGTTCCAGCTTTCTTTACGACGCCGTTTCTTCCAACTATTGGTGTGGTCATTTTTCTGCCTCAAAGTTTATTTTTGTGACTGTGAACTCAGGCTGCATGATAGACGACTCCTTGGAAGCGGATTTCTCCGCCATAGAACAGCTTGTTTTCAAACTTGATTTCGCCCGGAGCAAAACTCGTGGGAATAACGTCAACTGCTTTTCCGCCCAAGGTCCTGTCAGCCAAGATAGCGTCAACCACGTCAGCCATGACGGCGATAATGTCTTGGAACCAGTCCTTAGGCGCGTATTCGTTGATAACTAGAATTACGCTGAAGTTGACTTTGACCTCTAAGAGTTCTCCCAGCGTTTCCTGAGAGATCGGAGAAGGCAAAGCGTTTATGACGGCTTTAGGCAGTTGTCCATACGTGAATTGTTCTCCTAAAAGCACGGATTTTATGGAGCTTTTCGTTTCAATGGCAGCCTTGACCGCATCGAAAACATCCTTGTAAGAAATGTAGAAGCCCATTAGCTTAGCATCTCCAGCCACAACTCGGCGAAAACCTCGTCCACTTTACTACGAGCATCCTCGACGGCACGCTGCATGAACGGGTTAGGCTTCGTGCCTGGATGCCGAACCAAAGGCGTGAAAACCATTCTGCCAGCAACCTCAAACGCGAGAACTGAAGCGTTAACAGGTCTAATCTCGTGAGGCGCTGTGCCTTCCACAACGTACACCGCATAAGGCGCTAAGGCTTGTATCGATGCTTCGCCATCGCCTATTTCTTTCACGATTGAGCCAGCGAGCTTTCCAGACTTCCAGGGAGAACCATAAAACGCTGAAGCGTAAGCGACGTCAGCGAGTTTCTCGATTAACTTCTGCCTTAGCTCTTTGCTGAATTTGCCCGCGACCTCGTCAAACTCAAGACCGCTAGTGCTGACTTCAACCGTGAACGTCTCTTATGCGCCTCCATCATCCAACGGCGATACTCTAATCTCAACAAGAAATTCTGAACCATCCTTCAGCTTCAAGGTTCCAGCGAACAGCTTAGGCTTAACATGCTTGTTACCCATGGCTAAGCACTTCCCACGTATGGCTTTACTTCAGCCTCAGCGTAAGCGTCCAAAAACCGAGTAGCTTCAACATAAAACGCCTCGGCGCCGACAGGATCGCGTCGTCTGCGAACCATCCAAGCATCAAAATGAGCAGCGGCATCAGCCACACTCTGCGGCACAGGGCTAGGCACAATTAAGCCATCAGCCTTCAAAAGATTATCGACATAGGCGCCGCCAGTTGGCAGAGCATCAGTTATTTCAGCGTCCAGAGACGTATCGCTTTCATCGATCTGCAGAATCTTCTTAACAGCAGCTACCGTCGTGTACGCCATGCTTAGCCGCTCCCTGCTACGATTATGTTCATGCTGAACGAGGTTACGCCGCTGACATTTTGCGAGACGCTGAGCGTTAGTATTGCCGAAGTTGCCTGTCCTGCATTCAGAACCGCGTTTTCCTTATCCCATGTGACGTTGATTTGTCCCGCTGCAATAGCCGGGTTCCACGATGCCGTGGTCATGCTCAATGTTATCGGCGCGTTTCCAGTGTTCTTCACGTAAACTGTCCGCGGCACGGAACCGCCTGGATAGACGCTTCCCCAATCAACCGACGTTAAATTCAAAGTGCAAGCAGCATCAGAATAAACTCCTACGTTAACAGCCACAACCAAACCCGATGACGGAATCGCTCTTTGCACGTTCAAGACTGCTAGAGTCACAGCAGAACCCACGAGCATGCCGACCAGACACGCGGCTACAACAAACATTGCTACACGTTTCGCATTTACCTGCTCCATCTGACTTAACCTCAAAGATAACAGCGATTATGAAAAGAACCGTTCTTAAGCAATCCCGCGGAAAAATCACCACGAAAAAATAAGCATTAAGAAAATTCCAGAAGAATATTTCGCCGCGCGCATATATAGTTCAGAAACGTTATTAGTGGGATTTCCCAAAGAAAGTAAAATTAGGTGAAATTGGAATATTTGAACAACTTGGGGTTGTTGGCAATGCGCTCATCTTGCTTGTTTCAATAGTCCTCTTGGTCATTGGCAGCGAGGTGACAATAAGGAATTCAGTTAAAGTTTCGGACATAACAGGTTTCGGAAAAACAACCATCGGCTTCATCCTAGTCGGCTTCGCCACATCATTACCCGAACTCAGCGTCTCCGTCTTCGCAGTTGCAAACCCGGCCAACGTCGGCGTTTCAATCGGAAACGTGTTGGGCTCTAACATAGTGAACATCGCCCTGGTTCTCGGTGTTTGCATTCTGCTGGTGGTGTTAAAGCGTCCTCGATTCCCGAGTTTCGTGTTGGCAGTTGCAAAAGAAGAAATGGGAAGCCTCCAATTCGGCCTCTTCATCGCGTCAATAATTCCGCTCGCTCTGCTTTACATTGGATATGCAAGCCGATTCATCGGTGTAATCCTAGTTGGCATTTTCGTTTTTTACATGATTAAGTTGGCTAGAGCCAACAAAATAAAGGACGCAAGTCCATTGCCTTCTGATAGAAAGAGACTTCGCGGTTATGCGTCATTCGCGTTAGTAGGTGCCGTCTTAGTAATTGCCACCGCATTCTTTATTGTTGAATCAGCCTCCACCATCGCCGTTGGCGTCGGAATACCACCAGTCGTCATAGGCGCCACGATAATTGCTTTTGGAACAAGCATACCGGAATTCGCAACGAGCGTGAGTTCTGCCCGGAAAGGACATTTTGACTTAGCACTGGGCAACATTGTTGGAAGCGGCTTTATCAACATTACGCTCATCCTTGGCGTAGCCTTAATTGGGTCGCCTCTAAACGTCAACATTTCTGCGTTCTCGAATCTGGCTCTCTTCTCGCTTATTGTAAACTTATTTTTATGGTATTTCTTGGGCAGCGGAAAAATAAGCTGGAGAGAAGGCGCATTACTTCTGACCCTCTATGCTACATTTCTGGTGATAAGCTTCGGAGGCTACAATACTCAAGGATGACTCACGTCATCAAAGGCTTCACAAAATCCGAAAAATAGGCACTAACAAGAAAGAGGAAAAAGAGTTCAATTGCGGACTTTTGTACCTAAATTCTACGAGGAATTCTGAGTTGGAGCTTGTCCGCCTAGCGCTTCCTTGACGCTGAAACCGACGATGCCAGCTAACCAAGCAGTGACCGCAATTGGCACTCTGTATTCGGGCGGAACGAAATCAGGAATTGCCGCGGCAGCGGTGCCAAAAGCGCCTAATCCTGCACTCACTCCGACCAGAACAGCTTGAACTCTGTTGCTTAAACCCATGTTGCACATTCACCTCCAAATCAGTTACTACGAGTAACCGTAGCGTCCTCTGAAGCCGTGGGCGTCTCTGGTTTGGCTTCCCAAAGCTCCCAGCCAAACTTAACGGCGTTTTTACGAAACTCCTCCGGACGGATAAGCCCTAACTGGGCGGCGTGAATCAGGTCTGCAGGAATAAGCTCTGGAGTCTCGGGACTTCCCCAGTTCAAACGAACCTTAGCCTCAAGAGGATTGAAATCTGCTTGCCGAAGAACGGCGTTGAAAATGTCTCTTTCCACTCGGCGCTTGATATACCGCTGAATAGGCTTAATGAGCATGTCCTGCAAATCCAAAGCTGCACGTGCGCTCGCTTCCGTGAAGCCTGGAGTGCTAAACAATCGTGGCAGAGGCGTCTCACACCCGAGATAAAACTGGTTGACGATGTGGTCTATGTAGTAGACGAAGCCTTGAGCTCGCGGGTCAATCGTTACCGGCTTCACTTCGCAGGGCTTGTTGTAGAATAGCCAGGCGCCTTCTTCAGGACGATTCTTAATCGCAGATTCAAACTGCTTAATGGTTGCTGGATCAGCCTTCTCAAGATACGCTAGCACGTCGGGACCAGCGTATTTCTCAAAAATCCTCGGCATAATCCGCTCTATCTTTGCCTTCATCCACGCAAATGCCGGACGCTTATCCGTGTTGATCGTTAACGTGTGAACCAAAACTTGCAGCAGTCCGAGACCGAAACTGCTCGTGTTCGAAGAGTTTAGCCGCCAATGGATCACCGCTTCAGGGCTTAGGATACTCGTAGTATTGTTTCCTTGGTAGGCGGGGCGAAGCTTGTACCCGTCTACTTTGTAAGGAATCTTGAAATCAGGCACAGAAGTCAATTGGACACGCTCGACAGCATCAATCGGCATACGAAGCAAATCAGACAGTTTTTCAGGCATGAGCTTAAGCCAAAAGTCATTTCCGCAAGCGATAAGCGGCTTCGCCATGTCATTAAGCAGGTTGTCTAAGTTCACGTCTTCACAGAACTTGTCAACCGCAGCCTTAGCCTTCTCCTGCCCCTGCTCGCAAGTGGTGTAAAACCCCATGCCGACGGTGCTGGCCGCAAGAAGATCCACGCTGGATTTGCAGGTTGGGTCCCGCTCGTAAAGCTGCATCACCTCAACCAAAGGAATATCAGCAGTCTCAAAGAACACGGGACTCTTCGGAGAAGCCCTTCCAGAAACGGGAGCATACATCAAGACTTCTCGGATTTTCTTGGCAATAACGCTCAGGACAAGCCCTCCAGCATTTTTCGACCTCTCTCTGTGATGCAGTAAGGTGCGCGATGCTGAGTTCCATTCTTCGCGACTCTGCCATCCCTTACGAGAAACATGAAAGTGCTCTCGAAGGCTGCAGGAGACTCGAACCTATGAGTAAAACGGGACTCCAATGTCCTTCGAGACAGAGAGCCTTTGCTAAGCTCACGCAAAATTAACCGCATACGTTCGAGGTATTTTTCCTGCAGACTCATCCTTCACTCAGCCTCAAAGTTTTGAAATTCCAAAAAAGGGAAAAATGGGACATACTCGCAGTATCAGCAGCGCTTATGTCAACGTTGTTTTGATGTTGGTCATTCTGGCTACGGCATTAGAACGCAGCACGCCAACGCCAAAGCGAGTAGTAGCTCGAACACCATATTTGCCGCTCTTGACGTCTTCCCAGTCTTCAGTCGTCACATCACGCCTCAGAAGCATGACCGCAGCAATGCGAGTGTCGATTGCGTAAGCTGTGCCGTTTGGAACCAGAGTGCTCGACTGCACTTTCATGCCCAAAACGCTTGTGACGGCGCCTTGCTCTAAGTCCGTTTGACCTGAGGGCAAGTACTGAGCATGCACAAACTTGTCGTCATTCAGCAGTTGATGCAGTTGCATTTCGTTGACCGCTAAAATGTTCGGGCGCCAGTTGTGGCTCCGAACAGCATGATGCAGTTTCAAAAGTCCCGCCCAGGTAAGCACGGCACCTCCGCCAGCAAGTTCCGCTCCAGTCGCCAAGTCACCAGCCGCAATCGCAGCGTAGAGTGCAATGATTTTCTCCGTTTCGTCCTGCCCCAGAGCCAAGCCAATGTTTTCAACAGCGCTGTCCATCACGTTCCACGTGGCATCCTCAAGATACTCTCGGGTCCATTCGTCAGAAGACTCAGCTAACTGGTCGGTGTAGATGTCGACAGTTGATGCTTTTTTGCCGCTTAAGCGAGTGACTGCACCTTCAGCGTATTTGTAGGCTACTGCACCAGCCGCAAGCGGAAACCGTTCCATGGTCTCAGTCGTAGGTCGCACTGTGATGATGTTTCTGCCGATTAGCTCAGGCCAAGCGTTCTGCACAAGCGTATCATGCATGCGTCCCAAGGCACCAACCATGTCGCTAAAAAGCCCCTCTTTGACGCCTACCTGAACGTAACGCTTCAAAAACGGATGCTCAGACTTCTGCTTGAGTTGCTCATACGCTTGCCTCTGCTCCAAAAGTTGCCTGCTTTGCCCTTGCAGACTCTCAAAAAGTTTCGGTTTCACACCAATCACTTCTCCACATCGATGAAAAGTAGATCGTCAGCAACCGTGGTTGTTTCCAATGCCGTGCCGAGCTTGCGGTTATAATAGACAGTGTAGTTCGCTGAGCCGCCTTCGTTTACCGCTTGATCAGTCAACTGCAACACTCTTTTCGAGGCGTCTGCACCGTAGACTGCTTTGCCCCTCGCAACAGCAGCACCAGCCTTCACCTTGACTCTTCCACCAGTAAGCACCGAACACTGAGTTCCCAGCGCAGCGTCTTTGACAGCTATGCCTATGCAGTCTTGGGCTGCGGCTGCCGGAGACACTTTGTCGTCAGAACTCAAGTAAACAGGATCGCCCTTAGTTACTGCGGCTTCAGCTTCGTAGGATTCTATGACCGCGTTTGGATCGTCTGTCTCGCCAATAGCCATCCACGTTTTGCCAGTTTTATCCGCCATTAATTTTCACTCTCCAAAAATTTGATTTCAGCCAAGTTCATCCTTAGCTTACTCTCCCCACAAAAAGTGAGCGTAAACGCCAGCACCACTATGCCAGCCTCGCCTTCAGCTTGTAAATAGCTGCTCGAATATCCTGGCACTCCCGCTGCATGCCCAACGTACTATGCTGAACCGCAGGACTCGGCAAAAGCCCCTCAAGAACCACAACAACCTCGCTTACCGGCATAGTCTTAGGCTGATCCTTGACAAGCCCGTTCGTTGGCTGCGAATTCTTAAGTTGCTCAATCGTCTTTTGAGTTTCAGCAAGCCTACTCTCGGCATCCGACAGTTTGGTATTCGCGTCGGTTGACGCTTTTTCTGCTATGCCCAGTTTGCCTTCAGTCACGCTGAGCTTTTCACGAGTTGCCTTAAGCTCAACATTGCCTTTTTCCACTGCCTCGGTCACGAGCTTCTCCAAATCTTTCTCGTTCATGCTTTCTATCCCACTCGGCGCGTCCTGGCATGCAGGATCACTTGCCGGGAACCTGTCAAAACATGACTTGCAAGAAGAAACAAGATAATTCGCTTGTTTGCCACAGAAAACGCAGGAACCAGCCTTCACGACCTTACGCTCAGACCAATGAGAGAGCGCTTCGAGAACGCTGATGTTTGTTTCTGGAATACCTGGCACGGCGACAAGGCTTAACTCAGCATTATGCAAACCATGCGGAACCTTACCATCCACAAGATCGATAGCCTCGTAATCCGCGCCTACACTAACGTGCTGAACCAGGCCCTTGCGAATCTTGTCGGCAACATCGCTCTCGTAAATCTCCGCCTCATACCAGAGAGCATGACCATCCCAATCCGTCTTTGTAACCTTGCCGACAGCGTTGTCAACGGAAACGTGCTCGACGTAGACGGGTGAGTTGACGAGTTTAGAAGCAAAAGCCTCCAGCTCCTGAGGAGTATAGATATTGAAGTTGCGGCTCATGCCAGCCGTCATGGCTACACCGCGAATCCGCAACGGTTTGTCCACCAATTTCTCAAGAACTGTGAAAGGCAAAACCGCTGAGTAATGCTCTGCACCGCGTTTGCAGCCTTCGCATCTGGGTTTGGCGCCTTCTTGGTTGGGTTTTTCGTTCTCTGACATTAAAATCAAGGATACGTTGGGAAGAGAAAGCTGAAATAGATTATTAGCCTATATAGGATAATATCCTGTTTGAGACAAGTTCAGGGAATGAGAGTAATGAACCTCACAGAGCGGGAACGGGCTATTCTTCAGCTTGCAAAGCAAGGTCTAAGCGATTACAAAATAGCCCGCAGAATAAGCATGGACCCACCAAACGTAACCCGCTCACACAAAAATGCTCAGAAGAAGCTCAATGAGGCATTAACTGACCTTGTTTGGGCTTATAAATTGGACTTGCGAATCTCCAATCCTTTCCACTATTCAGCTGTCGCTAAATACAGCTACTTCCTTTAG